GCGACCGCATCACCGAGGCGATCGACTAATGACCGTCACGACCACTTACACAAAGAATCTGACAGTCCCCCTTGGCGTTGCCGTCCACGAAATTCGTGAGGGGGTTTTGATGCCGGCTGGTCGTCCTGCGAAGCCGCGGGCGTTGAAGCTTCTTGATGGTGATGACAAGAAGAATCCGCAGCGGGTGAACGATGCGGAACCGATTCCGTCTGCGTTGCCTGTTGAGGCGCCCGGTTATCTGTCGGTTCCGGCGCGGTTGGTCTGGGATGAGGTGGCTCCGGACCGTATCGCGAAGGGTGTTGTGACTGTGTGGGATGTGGAGGCGTTCGCGGCGTTTTGTGAGGCGTTGGCGATGCTTCGGATGGCGCATGTTGGGGCGCTCGAGTTGGCGAAGCCGGGTCAGGAGTCGATGATGTCTAAGTTTCGGCAGCTTGTGGCGATCTGTTCGACTTTGGGTGGGCGGTTCGGGTGGACTCCGGCGGACCGGGCGAAGTTGTCGGTGAGTGGCGAGGAGAAGCCGGGTGGCGCGGAGCGGCTCATCTCCTAGACCGCCGGCCTGCGGGCGGACCCTGGACGGGGTTTCGTGCGCGAGGCGTGGCGACCATGCGTGTGTGCCGCGGGCGGATCACGCGCAGAAGTTCATTGAGGAGTTACTCCTCCACACGAAGGGCTCATACGCGCGGACGCCGTTCACGCTGACGGTGTGGCAGCGGGACGACATCGTGAGGCCGCTATTTGGGACGGTCCGCTGGTCGGTTGAGCACGGGCAGTATGTGCGCCGGTTTGAGGTGGCGTGGGTTGAGATTGCCCGGAAGAACGGGAAGACGGAGCTCCTTGCCGCGATCATGCTGTACCTGCTGGTCGGGGATGGTGAGGAGTCCGCCGAGTTGTATGGCGTGGCCCGTGACCGGGATCAGGCCGCACTCTGCTTCGACGTCGCGGCCCGGATGGTCACGCTCTCACCGATCCTTGCTCGCCGGTTGCGGGTGAAGCAGGTCAACAAGCGGATCGTCGATGACAAGACGAACTCGGTGTATGCGGTCATCGCTGCTGATGCGGCCGGTGCGTTGGGGTCTAACCCGTCGGGTGTGGCGGCCGATGAGATCCTGGCGTGGCGTGACCGGTCGATGTGGGATGCGATGCGGACCGGTATGGGGTCTGGTGCACGTCGGCAGCCGTTGATGATGGCTGCCACGACGGCCGGTAATGACCCGGCTGGGTTCGCCGCGAAGATGCACGACGAGATGGCGAAAATCGCCGAAGACCCGGCTAGGGCGCCGCACGTGTTCGTGTACATGCGGAACACCCCGAAGGACACCGACCCGTGGGACGAAACCCAATGGGGGCACGCGAACCCCGCGCTGGGTGACTTCCTCAGCCTGGAGTCGCTGCGCCGACAGGCGCTTGAGGCGCGGAATGACCCGGCAGCGGAGAACTCCTTTCGCCAGTTCCGGCTCAACCAGTGGGTGTCGCAGGCGTCCCGGTGGATGCCGATGCACCTCTACACAGCGACCAGCGGTGAGCCGTGGCTGACACCCAGGCAGCGTTGGGACGAGCTCGCCGGGAAGACCGCGTACTGCGGCCTGGACTTGGCGGCGAAGTTCGACCTCACCGCCTGGTGCCTCGTCCTTCCCGATGATGACGGGGCGTGTGACGTGCTGTGGCGGTTCTGGCTCCCCGAAGGAGCAGTAGCAGCCTTGGACCGGCATAACAACGGCCGCATCTCCCAGTGGGTGAAGCAGGGCTGGATCGAACTGACCGACGGTGACGTCATCGACTACGACCGGGTGTACGCCGGCATCGCCGAGGACGCCGCGCACTTCCGTATCAAAGCGGGCGGGGCGGACCGGTGGTCGATGATGCCCGTCATCCAGGAAGTCGCCAAACGGACCGCGCTGCCTGTGGATGACGCGCTGGTGACGGTGGAGCAGACTTACAAGGGCATGACCCCGGGCATGGTTGAACTGATGGGCCTGGTGAAAGAGGAACGGTTCCGTCACCACAACAACCCCGTCGCTGCATGGTGTTTCGACAACGTCGAAGTCCGTCGTGCCCCTTACGACCCGGAGCTGATCCGCCCCGACAAACCGGAACGTGGGGCGACGGGGAAACGGATTGATGCGATCCCGTCCGCTGCGATGGCGGTACAGGCATGGCGGCTGCGTGGCCCCAAGGGCTCCATCTACGACGAACGTGACGTACTTGTCATCTGACCCTGAGGAGCGCACGTGTCGCGTGACCGACTCCTCAAGTCCCTGCTACGGGAACGGTTCCTGGTCACGCTGAAGACAGGGGAGACGTTCGAAGGGCTCCTCGACCGCGTCGATGACCGGACGTTGGAGCTGATTCGGCCGGTCGCGGTCACAGACAAGGGTGATCGGGTGCCGGCGGACGGTCGGGTCTACCTCGACCGGGTGAACGTGGCGTACATGCAGCGGCCGGATGCGCCGTGATCATCACCAACGGTCAAGGCTACGACTTCGCGCCTCAGGCACTCGCCGAACGTATCCCCGTCGCGGCATCGACCGGCTACTTCTACGCCGAGCAGGGCATCGAACTTCTCAACCGGTTCGCCCTGTACGGGGAGATGTACCGGGCGCAGCCGTGGGTCGCTGCCGTGGTCGACAAGGTCGCGGCGTCCGGGTCGCGCCTGACGTTCAACGTGTGGGACAAGACTGGGCCGAAGAAGACGCTGGACACGACGTCGGCCTTCGCGAAGCTGTGGCAGGCGCCGTGCCCGCTGATGCCGAAGATGGGGTTTTGGCGGTGGACGTTCTCCACCTACGAAATCTACGGTGAAGCGTTCTGGCTGAAAATCCGGCAGACCACCACCACCGTCCCTGCTGAAACCGGTGACGTCACCGTCGGTGCAGGTCCGGTGGTCGGGTTCTACCCGATGCACCCCTCCCGCACAGCCGTCAAACGCCTCACACCGGAAGAGCAGAAGCGGCTGGGGCTGTCGACGAACGTCATCTACGTTTTCACGCTCGGGGTCGCGTCCGCCGGCATCCTCCGTGTCCCTGCCACCGATGTGGTGCCGTTCCTGCGGTACAACCCGGACCACATGATGCGGGGTCTGTCCCGCATCGAACCCTTGCGGACCACCCTCTACAACGAGGACGCGTCGCGGCGGGCGATTGAGTCGTGGTGGAAACGTGGTGCCCGCCCGTCGTTGATGATCTCCGCCCCCGCCGCGCTGTCCGACAAGGCGTATGACCGGTTGGCGGCGAAGGTCGGATCCGTGCACGGTGGCGCGGATCAGATGGGTGGCACCCTCGTCCTCGAGGAAGGCGCGAAACCCGTCCCCGTGCAGCTGTCGGCGGAGGAGATGCAGTACATCCAATCCCGCGTGTTGAACCGTGAAGAGGTGTGCGGCGTGTACGACATGCCCCCACCCGCGGTCCACATTCTCGACCGGGCCACATTCAGCAACATCACCGAACAGTCCCGGATGCTGTACCGGGACACGATGGCGCCGCGCCTCGAAGATGTTGAGGACGTCATCGACTTCCACGTCCGCCCCGACTTCGGTGCCGCTGACCAGTTCGAAGGCATGTTCGCGCTCGATGAGGTGCTGCGCGGCGACTTCGAAACCCGCGCCAAGTCCGTCAGCGAACTCGTGCAGGTCGGGGTGATGAAACCCGCCGAAGGACGCCCGCTGTTCGACCTCGACGACGCCGGCCCGGTAGCTGACCGCCTGTACGCGAACAGCGCGATTCAGGAACTGGGGGCGCCCGCAGAGGCGATCCGTATCACCGCCGGCACCGCCGCCCAGCCGGTCCCCGCCACTCCGGCGGAGGAGCAGGACGTCACCGAGGCGGAGCAGTCCGCCGCACGCTCCGACCGGCAAGCAGACGAGCAGACACAGCCCGAACAGCGGTCCTTGCACCGCGTCCGCACCCGAAACGACCGCAGAGCCGCTGAGCGGCGCGGGAAGTGGCGTCAGGAGGACGCATGAACGTGCAACGCAAAGACGCCACCATCACCAACACCGATGACGACTTCCCCGGCGCATTCGAGGTAGTCCTCTCCACCCCCAGCAAGGATCGCGACGGGGACGAGTTGGCGATCGAGGACTGGAAAACCCCACTCCCGGACCACATCACCTTCGACATGGACCACGGCATGTCCGTGGAGAAGACCGTCGGATCGGGCGTTCCTAGCATCGAGAGCAACCAGCTCATCGTCCGCGGCACCTACTCCAGCCTCCCCCGAGCGCAGGAAGTGCGGACGCTGGTGAAGGAAGGGCACATCCGCACCACCAGTGTCGCGTTCCGCACCGAGAAGTCCACGAAGGACGGCAAGACGTCCCGCAGCAGGGAGCTGCTTAACGGGGCGTTCGTCGCGATCCCCGCGAATAAGGAAGCCGTCGTCCTCTCCGCCAAGGCAGGCGCAAGGAACTCCTCAGCCGATCAGGCCCGAATCCAGGCCGCGCACGACGCCATCGTCGAAGCTGGCGCCGAGTGTGGACCGATGGACGACACCGAAGCCGCTGAGGGAACGATGGGCGGCCGCTCGAGCATGTACTCCGCCGCCGGCATCGAGGTGAAGGGCAAGTACACGGCGGAACAGCAGCGGGAGATGCTCGACAAGGGTGAGGCGTACCGCAATGCCGACGGAGAACCGTCTTACCCGATCGGTGACAGTGAGGACCTCTCCAACGCCATCCACGCTGTCGGGCGCGGTGGCGCGGAACATGACGCGATCCGTGCCTACATCATCCGCCGTGCCCGCGCCCTCGGGCACTCCGACATGATCCCGGATAACTGGGGCAGCGACGGCAGCCTCAAGACCGTCACCGACGTGGTGACGAAGGAACCCGCGATGGCGACTGATCCCACGCAGCTGGCGCAGGCCGTGGATGCGGCACTCGATGAGGGCTGGAACCTCCTCGCCAACACCGACAAGGACTCCCTGCCGCCCGAAGTGCAGCAGGCTCTCGGCTGCTTCGCCGCTGCCGGTTCCACCGTGGACCAGCTCCTCGAGGCGATGAACGTGACCAACCCGGATGAGGAAACTACCCCCGACGCCAAGACGGCTGACGCGGATGCCCTCGCCATGAAGATGCAGGCGCTCAGCGTCGTGCAGAGCGCAGCACTGGCCGAGGCCAGCTAACCCAACCGCAACGCAGCCCGCACCGAACCCGGTGACGGGCTCACAGCCATGCCCGAAAGGAGTCTGCGATGAGTTTGCAGACCGCGCAGGACGGCATCCGCGCCCTCGCCGTGAAGGCGCAGGAAACCGTCCAAGACGAAACGAAGAGCTTCGCGGAACGCCGCGAAGAGCTCAATAAGATCGAAGACGACACGAAGAAGTTCTCCGACGAGATCACGGCGATCAAGCAGGCCGAACGTATCGCCAGCCTCGGTGGCGGCGAGACCGCAGAGGACGCGAAGCCGGTCGACAACGGCCGTCAGATCAAGTCTCTCGGCGCGCAGGTCATCGAATCCGAGGCGTATAAGGCGTTCGCGTCCCGTCAGGGTCAGCGGTCGGCCACCGTCGAGGTGAAGACCGTCAACACCATCGACGAGGGCACCACGTTCTCCGGTGGATTCCCGACCGGTCAGGGTGGCGCCGCGGTGCTGCCGGACTTCCTGCCGGGCATCGTCGACATCCGGTTCCGGAAGCTCCTCATCGCGGCCCTGTTCGCGTCCGGAACCACGTCGTCGAACCAGATCTCCTACGTCAAGGAAACCCAGTTCCAGAACTCGGCAGCTGGTGTCGCTGAGAAGGGCGCGAAGCCGCAGACCGATGACACGATCGCTCGGGTCGTGGAGCAGGTCGGCAAGATCGCGCACTTCATGAAGGCGACCGACGAACTGACGCAGGACGCACCCGCATACATGTCGTTCTTGCAGAACCGGCTCGTGTTCGGTGTGCAGCTGAAGGAAGACTCCGACCTGCTGTACGGCACCGGGTACCCGACGGTGAACGGTCTGCTGAACCGGTCCGGTTTCCAGACCGTCAACACCCAGTCGTCTGGGACGCTCGCCGCGCCGACGAAGGTGATCGACGCGATCTACGCGCAGATCACCGCGATCCGGTTCAACGCGTTCGTCGAACCCGACGCGATCCTGTTCAACCCGACCGACTGGCAGAACATTCGGCTCGCGAAGGACGCCAACTCCCAGTACTACGCGGGAGGCCCGTTCACGGGCGCCTACGGTGCCGGCGGTTACAGCAACGTCGACATGATCTGGGGTCTGCGGGCGGTCATCACCCCCGCCATCAACGCCGGCACCATCTGCGTCGGCGGGTTCATGGAATGCGGGCAGGTGTTCCGCCGGCAGGGCGTCACTGTCGAGATGACGAACTCGAACGTCGACGACTTCCAGAACAACCTGATCACCGTCCGGGCCGAGGAGCGTCTCTCCCTCGCCGTTTACCGGCCCGGCGGGTTCGCGAACGTCGCCGTCACCTGGGCCTGACGTCAAGGACTGGTGGTGGGGCCGACCCTTCCCGGCCCCACCACCTAACTAGAAAGGTCAACAACGTATGACTAGCTTCGGCTACGACCTCACCCTCGTACCGCCCGGCACCGTCGTCGGCGCGACCGGTACTGGCGCTGCGTTCGCAGTCATCGACAAAGACCAGTTCCGCGGCCAGTCCATCGTGACCGCCGCATCCGGTGGTACACCCTCGCTGACCGTGAACATCCAGACGTCGCATGACGCTGGAGCCACCGACGCGTGGCGCACCATCGCGTCATTCACTGCGCAAACCGCTGCGAACACGTCGGCGTGGCAGGACTTCGTCGGTCTCGACCGCTACATCCGCGCCACCTGGACAGTGTCCGGTTCCACCCCGTCGTTCACGTTCGGGGTCGTAGGAGAGGCACTCTGATGGACGTCTACCGCAGCGACGACTACACCGAAACACCGCCCGCCCCGGACAGTCATGTAGTGGCTGAGCCGACCGAGGATGGTGCCGCTGGCCCCGACGAGTCGGTCGTGTACCGGTGCGACGACTACGACGCGCTCAAGGCTGCTGGGCAGATCACCCGCGAACTCGGCCCCATCGAAACCACCGCTGTCGCAGCCCCCGAGCCGGTAGCCGCCGTGCCGGTGGACGTTCAGGTCGAAACCGCCTAGCCCATGACGTGGCCGGACCCGCTCGCGCTCGGCGCGGTCATCGCGTACTGCGGCTGGGACCCCACCAGCCAAGTCACTGAGACCGTCCATCTCGACGGCAACGGCACATTCAGGGTTTGGCTCCCATCGCTTCGCGTCACCGCCGTCAACGCAGTGGTGGTGACGAACTGGGACGGGTCAACCTACACGGCCACTATCGGCCCGGGCAACGATGTCGGATGGTCGGAGAACGGCACCCTCACCTGGCAGTCGTGCAACAACGGCGCCAGGTGGCCCAGCGAGGCGCAGTCCATCTCCGTCACCTACACAGGCGGCTATATCGGCATCCCGAGTGATCTCGCAGCCGCTATCGAGTCGCTCGCCACGAGACGCACCAACCCCGCACTCAGCCAGGGTGTCATCAACGAAACCACCGGCCCCTACCACGTCGGCTACAGCCCCACGGTGGCTGCCGGCGGGTTTCTCACCATCGAGCAGATGGTCCTCGACAAGTACCGGATCGTTCGGGCCGCCTGATGTCCGGCGGCACCGAAACTGTCTCAGTCGTCACTCGCACCGTCAACGGTCGTGACAGCGACGGCAACACCACCTACAGCGAAACCCTGACCGTGGTGCCGGGTGCGATCTTCAACCCCGGCTCCTCCGTCGAACTGATCCAAGGGCAAGACATCCTCACCATCCAACCCACCGTCTACCTACCCGACATGAATATCGGATATGTCGACGCCATCGACATCGACGGCGCCCGGTACGAAGTCGACGGGTCACCCAACAACTGGACCGGCCCCTACACCGGACGGGTATGGCCAGTCGAAGTCCGACTCCGCAGAGCAACAGGATGACAGTCACCTACCAGCTCGACTATGAAGCGTTCGGCGAACATGTCCTTCGAGCCCCGTGGATGGGTGCGGAGATGGTCGCTCGAGCTGAACGCGGCAAAGCGTTCGCCGAATCCACAGCCCCATACGACGCAGCTGACCCCACATTGCGGCACTACCGTGACTCGTTCTACGTCACAGGCACACTGCACGGCGGTACCCGGCACGACCGCGCCGAAGGTCGCCTATCCAACGATGACGACGCCGCGGTGTTCGTGGAGTTCGGCAACAAGAACACTGAGGAGCACGCGACATTGCGTAAGGCGATGGACGTGATGCGCGGGTGACCGCACCAGCGATCCCGGAAGTCGACTACGAAGGTGTGCTTCGGGCGCTGCTCGAGGTACAGACCGGTATCACCACATGCACCGAGACGCCTGCGTCGTTGACGCCGCCGCTGTTCCATGTAGTTGTCGTCGGTGGTGTCGATGACGGTGTCGTGCTGGCGGAGCCCACGGTGTCGGTGCATGCGTTCGGTGCGGACCGACCATCAGCCCGCGCCCTGGCGTTGCGGGCCAGGACGGCTCTGTACGCGTCGCGTGGGCTCATGTTCGAAGGTGCTGTCATCACCGGGGTCGTTACCCGCTCGAGCTTGGCGTGGACGCCGTATGACGACACGTCGCTGCGCCGGGTTACCGGGACGTACAGCGTCCGCATGAAACGCGCCTAGACCGCTCCAACCCCCTGTTAGCCCCTCCCTCTCGGGTTAGGGGCATCCCGTCATGCCCTGCCAGAAGGAGTAGCAGATGACTAAGAACAACCAGAACGTCAACGTCTTCGCGGACGGCAACTATGCGGTGTGGACGTCCGCGCTCGGTGTGGCGATGCCGACGACGTTGCCACCGACCGCACCCGGTACCGGCTGGTACGAAATTGGGTTGCTGTCCGATGCGGGTATCACTGAAGCGCACACGTACAACGAGAACAAGATCTTCGACCTCGCGGGTTCGCTGGTGCGTATCGCCCGCACCCAGGAGGAGCGACCGTTCACGTTCGTCGCCCTCGAAGGTAACGACATCGTCGACACGCTGCGGTACCCCGGCTCCTCCGTGTCGACGTCGGGGGCGACCGCCGAGGTACAGACCGTCACCATGACCGGCACCGGCACCGCCGGCACCTGGAACCTCGTCAACTCCCGCTTCGGCACCGTCACCGGCCTCGCCTACAACATCGCCACGACCGCGCTCGTGACAGCCATCGCATCAGCGTGGGACATCACCGTCGGTGTCACCGGCACCGCCGGTTCGTCCTATGTCATCACCTTCCCCACCGCAGCCGGAGACGTGCCGCTGTCGACTGCGGTGAACAACATCACGGGTGTCACCGCCATCGCCGTCGCCACCACCACACCCGGCGTGACCGGTGTAAACACCCGCGCCGTCGGGCCGGGTCTTGCCCGGAACCTGCGCCAGTTCGCTATCGACGTCGTCGATGGTGGACTCCACAAGCGTGTGCTGCTGGCGAATGGTGAAGCGGTCTGGACCGGCACCACCACCTACAGCGGTTCCGCTGCCGCGCAGTACCAGTTCACCGTGCAGGCATACAAGGACATCAGCGGCAACTACTACAACATCCTCGATGACAACGCGGCTGACGCTGAGGTGTTCGCGTAGCACTAGCGGGTGTCGTGGCCGTGGACGGAGCGGCCCGGCCACGACACCCCCCTAACCGCTCCCGCCGCTCCCAACCAGTTAGGGACCGCTCCCATGCCACCACGCACCCGGAAAACACCGGCCGAAGCTGCGGAAGCCGAAGCGACCGCTACGCCCGACACCGGCATCGTTGTCCCGTTCCGCGGACGGGACTTCACCGTCGACCAGACCATCCTCACCTCCACCCGCTTTGGCTTGGCGTTGGCCGCGAACCGCGGCCATGAGGTGCTGTTCGAACTCCTCGGCCCCGAACAGGCAGGCGCGTTTATCGCGCTCTGCACACGTGGCGAACAGCTCGCGATGACGGCGAACGAATTCCTCGACGCGTTGAACGAGGCGAGTCCGGGAAATTCCTGACCCTCGCGGTGCTCCTCGCGGAGCATCACGAGGCCATCGAATACGACCTGCTCATCCGCGGCATCGACCTCCTCGACCTGTACCGCGGCACGTTGTCGATCCGCCGGCTCGGGATGCTCATCGACCGGCTCCTCGCGGACACGACCAGTGAGCTCGCGCGGGAGATCACACCGTCGCTGCGCAGGTACACACCGGAGAACGTGACCGCTGAGGTGTGGGACCTGCTCGCGTTCGTGCATTTGAAGAACGCACCGACATACCCGCGACCCGGTGAGGCGGAGAAGAAGGCCGAGTTTGAGCGGCAGAGGCATGCGGCACTCGAGGCGCAGCTAGCGCGGCGGAAGGCGGTGACATCGTGACCGAGTCCATCATCGGTTCTGTCGGTGTCACCGTCGTCCCTGACGCTCGCACGTTTTGGGAGCGGTTCAAGGCGCAGACTGCGACTGGTGCGCCCGATCCGTCGGTGAAAGTGAAGGCCGACACCGCTGAGGCTGACGCGGAGATCGCGGCGGTAAAGGCGAAGGCTGACTCGACGGTCGGCACCGTCAAGGTCAAGGCCGACACGAAGGATGCGCAAGACAACGCGAAAGGGCTGCTGTCCTACATCCTTCCGCTGGCGCCGGCCGTCGTGCCGCTATCAGGTGCGCTGGTCGCGGCCTCGGCTGGGATGCTGGGTCTGGGGTCGGCTGCTCTCGCCGCATACAAGGGCATCGAGAACGCCACCAAAGCCGGCACCGTGCTAGGTCAGCAGTACACCGGGCAACTGAACAGCCTGAAAGCGTCGCTTGGGGTGCTCGAGCAGACCGCGGCGAGGGGAGCGTTCACCGGGTTCAGCGAATCAGTCGCGAAGCTGCAAGCCGGGCTGCCGGGATTCAACACCGAGATGGCGCACTCGTCGCAGCTTCTCGGCGACATCACCCAGCACCTCGTCGGCGGCCTCGTTGAAGGATTCACCACGTTCGAACCATTGATTGAGCATGTCGAGGTTGCGGTCGACCGGCTTGCAGCCCACTTTGAGACATGGGCGTCCGGGCCCGGTGGGGCGAAGTTCGCGCAAACCCTCGCCCACGACTTCGACACCGTCGGGCCCGCGCTCGACCAGCTCGCTATCGCAGTCGCCCATGCGTTCGCGGCGTTCAACGGCATCGGCCTCACCGCTATCACCGACCTCGGGGCGCTCGCGAAGGTCATCAACGCGTTCCCCACCCCAGCATTGAAAGCCGCAGCGGACGCGTTCATCATCTTCAAAACCGCGACCCTCGTCACGACCGGACTGAAAGCCGCGTCGCTGTCGCTGACCGAGTTCGGGCTGGCGAGTGAGAAGGCAGCCGGGACAGGAGCCGCCGCAGGCGGCGGTGGAGTTAAGGGACTCGCCGCCGGCCTCGCACTCGGCGTCGCCCGGTTCATCCCATTCATCGGCAACGCGGTAACGGCAGGACTCGCTATCAACCAGCTCGACAAGTCGACCAAGAGCTGGCTCTACAGCAACAATGACGTGGCCCGAGGTGTGGCCCGGTCCTTCGATGCTTTGAACTCACTATTTACGGGCCACTTCGCTACCGCGTTCAATGACCTGTTCACTGGCGGAAAGGACGTTGCACAGTACAACGCCTACGTCGATGCGTGGAACCGCTACCACGACGCACTCGCACGGGTCACCCAGCAACAAGATGCCCTCAACACGGCGACGAACAACTGGCACGCCCCACCACTCCTACGGCCGACCATCGGGGCTGGCCCGGACCTGTCAGCGGAGAACGCCGCCTACACCGCCGAGTACAGCGCTGAAGTCGACAAACTGTCGCA